CTAGGCGCCTGAATTATCATCAGAATTCGGCTTGGTTCCCGCACCGGATGATGAGGTGCGGGAATAGACGTTCGATTTTGGTTCCGGCATCAGCAGATTCGCCGCCTTGCGGGCGAGCTTTTCCCGGTTGGCTTTTCGCGTGTAGAGCGAGGCCATACCGCCGCCGCGCCAACCGAAGATCGCTTCCAGCTCCGACTCGCTGGCGCCGTTGTTCGCGGCGCGCGTCGCGCCGGCCTTGCGCAGGCCGTGAGCACGGCCAGGCACCTCTGCTGCCACACAGGCCTCTGCGAACCAGTTTCCGAAGCCTTCCTTGGAAAGGCCGCGGCCCTTCTTATCGGCGATGAAGGTCAGGTCGCCGGTCTTCGTGGCGGCGATCGATTCGGCCAAGGGCGGGAGGAGGGGCAGGACGACCTGCACGGCGCCCTGGCTCTTCTCGGTGCGCAGCGAGATGACGCCGTTGCGGACATGCTGCTTGCCAAAAATTGCGGCATCGCCGCGCCGGAAGCCGGTATAGAGCAGGATGTCGAAGGCGAGGCGTTCACGCGTGCCGAGCGGCCAGCGCGCCTCGAACCTGTCGCACTCATCATCCGTCCAGGTATGGTGCCCCTCGGTCTTCGCCTTGCCGATTTTCACATCACGCGTCGGATCTTCGGTCACATAGTCGGCCTCGACCGCCCAGCGGAACAATCCGCGTTGCGTTTCGACGAAATGCCGGGCCATGGCCGGCGTCGCCTTGCGGCGGTCCTTCCCGGCGACGATCGTCTTGCGGGTGATCTTGGCAAAGGGCTTGTCGCCGGCCGTATCAAGCACGCCGCGCATGATGTTCTCTCGCTGGCGGCGGGTCGCGAGCGAGAGCTCGGCCCAGGCCGCGCTCTCGCGATAGCGATCCCAGAGCCAGCGCAGCGTGCCGGCGGCAGCACGGCCCGGCTTCGCCGGCGCCTCGCCGGCCAGGGCCGCTTCATAGGCCGCCATGAACTCCGGAGAGCCATAGTCATGGTCGATTCGGATGCGCGCGCCCTTGCCGCGCCGAAAATACCAGACGCGCCGGCCGTGCCGGGTCAGCTCCGTATGCAGATGGGGCGGGCGAGGGCGGGGCATGTCCCCCATCACATCACGATCTCTTCCTCGGCCTCAAATTGTTTCGCCGGACCGGCCACAACCGGCGCAGAGGAGCCCATGAGGACGCGGATGGTGCCGTCTGGTGCCACCTCGATCACAGCCTGTACGCGCGCCTGCGCCACCGCACGGACGGTGCGGGCGATGTCTGCCTGCGTTACCTTGGCGGCTGTGCGGGGCATCAGCCGACAGCCTCATTGATCGGGCGGCACGCGAGCATCAGGCGCGCCCTTCCGTGACATCCTTGCCGAAGTTGGCGAGTTCGGTCTGAAGCGCCTGCAGCAGCGCCATGTCGGAGGCGGCGGGGTCGTCGCCTTCCGACACGTTCTCCAGCAAGAGGCTGGAGAACGCCTTGGCGCCGGCGAAGAAGAAGCGGCGCATCTCGATGTGCTGCTTTATCGCCATGGTGTGCAGCTGCGTCCGCGTGAAGCACTCCGACAAGAGCTTATCCAGCTCCTTCTGGAGAAGAGCGGGTCGGTCGCTCATGCCGCGGCCCTCTGCTCGAGCTCGGCGATGACCTGGTCGAGCTCGTCGCGCTGGCGGCGGGCGAGGGCGAGCTGCTCAGCGAATTTCTCGCGCGGGAAGCGGCCGGACTTGATCTCGCGCACGGTGAAGCCGAGCTTGCGCATCAGCATGATCTCGGCGACGCGCTCGCGGTCGGCCTCGGAATAGATGCGCTGGTTGGCGCCATCGCGCGCCGGCTGGAGCAGGCCGCGCTGCTCGTAGAAGCGCAGCGCGCGGAGCGTCGTGCCGAAGCTCTCGGCGAGATCGGTGATCGAGTGCGTGACGGACTGTGCTGTCATGACAGGCTCCAGCTTGCGAGGAGGGCGAGGGCGAAGGCGCCGAGCGCCGGGCCGACCGGCCAGAGCAGGCCCTGCCAGAGCGGGGCGGCGTCCTGCGGCTTGACCAGCTCGTCCTCGGCCGTGCTGATGGCGGAGCGTTCGGCCAGGCGGCGCGTGGCCGAGAGCGGCGGGCCCTCGGCATGGCCGACGATGAAGCCGGCGCGGCGGCCGCGCAGCAGGATGAGATGGGCCCAGGGCCTGACGCAGTCGCTGGCGAAGCCGAGCGCGCCCCAGCACTGCTCGCGCTCGTGCCAGCGCAGGATGTAGACCGCGCCATTCGCGTCCCGGCCGAGATACTGGCCGGAGGCGCCGGCATCCGGCAGGCCGGGGGTGAGAGGGATGTGGAGGGGGCGCGTCATGCCCGATCCCCCACGGCCTGCAGGTAGAGATCGAGGATCGCCTCCTCTTCGGCGCGCTCGTTGGCGTCGCGCTTGCGGATGGCGATGACCTTGCGGAGGATCTTGGTGTCGTAACCGTTGCCCTTGGCCTCGGCGTAGACCTCCTTGATGTCGTCCGCGATCGTCTTCTTCTCCTCCTCGAGGCGCTCGATGCGCTCGACGATGGACTTCAGCTGGTCGCCCGCAACGGGATCGTCCATCTCGCCTCCGGAATTGCTGGGATAGGTCACGCCAGTGCCTCCCTGATCGAGTCGCGTTCCTCCGGCGTCAGGCAGTCATCGCAAACGGCCTCGTCGCCGATGGCGTGACCAGAATTCTGCGGGTCAGTTTCATCGCCGCAGCGGCTGCATGTGTGACCAAGGCCGGCGCGCATCCAGTCGCCCGGCGTCGGGCGGGTGATCTCGTCGAACTCGGGCACGCGGCTGGCGCCAACTTCCCACGCGCAGGCCATGCACTCGCACGGGCTCTCGGGATTGCCGTCTTCGTCTTCCTCGTAGTCGTGCTGGCAGTTGTCGGCGGTCCAGAGCTTTATGGCCCTGCTTTCCGTTCGTGCTCGGATGATCTCCCAGTTGTATTCGCCGGGTGTCCCGACGACCCATGCGGGCAGTCGTGCCGGGGCTTCTCCCGAGATGGCCGCGGCAACGGGCTTCGGGATCGCGGCGGCGACAGAGGTCACAGCTGCGGCTGCGAGGAGGAAGCGGCGCGTCAGCATGATTGCGCCTCTGATACCGCCGCCCCAATCCGCTCGGCGGCCTGGACGGTGAAGGCGCCGAGCGTCTGCCGGCTGGTGGCGAGGCTGGCGCGCTCATGGTCGATGCGCTTCGCGGCAGCCTCGATCGCGGCCATGCGCTCGTCCAGCCGCTGCGAGGCGGCGCGGGTTTCGCGGGCCTCGCAGTCGATGGCGGCGAGCGCCTTGGCGAGGCGGGCTTCCTGCTCGGCCATCTCGCCGAGGGCGAGTTCGGTCTCGCGCAGCACGCCCTCGGCCTGGACGGGCGGCGGGCGTCGGCCGGCGAGATGCCCGCCGGCGCGGGCATAGAGCGCGATGCCGTCCAGAGTGAGCGAGAGGCAGGCGCGGCGCTGGCCGTGATGCCCCTCGTATTCCTGCATCTGGGCGAGGCCGTCCTGCTCCAGGGCCCGGGCCGTGCTGTCGAGCACGCGCTCGGCCGGGAAGGCGCGGCAGCGCCAGACGCCGCCCGGCTCGCGGAAGAGCGCGCCGGTGTGCAGGAAGCCGAGCGCGATGCGCTTCGACATGGTGAGGCGGCGCTCCGGCGGAAGAACCCGCGCCGGACGCGCCGCAGAGATGGCCGGCGCGGCGCCGCTCATGCGTCACCTGCCAGCATGAAGCCGATATAATTCTCGCCGGCCATATCGAGTTGGCCCTCGAGGTCATGCTGACCGCAGTCGCACGGAACGTAGAGCGAGCCGCCGCGGCTGGCCTGAACGGTGACCTGTTGGCCATCTGCCAGACAGGTGAAGCCGCCATCGCAGACAAGCTGGGTGCCGGGCTGGACCTGCTTCGCCGGGACAATGAAGGCGCCGCTCATCGCCGGGCCTTGCCGGCGTTGCGGGCGATGCGCTTGGCGGATTCGAGATGCTCGTCGATCTGGCTGTCAGTGAAATCGAGCAGCAGGTCGTCGCGGGTGACCGCGCCATTCGATGCGGTGTGGCGGGTGATGAAATCCGCCATGTCGGCCGCGACCGAGCTGCGGGCGGGGCGGGCGGTGGGCGTAGCGTGGGCAAGCATGACAGGCTCCGGCTGGGCGGAAGCCAGGACATGCTGCTCGGCCACCCACGACCAGGACAGGACGCCGCCGCAGAACAGGCCGACCGCGACCAGCTCGGCGCAGCTCTGCAGCGTGCGGCGAAGGCGGTAGCGGCGGGCGAGCTCGACGGCCGGGTGCGTCTGGCGCGGGACGTAGATGTTGGGAGCGGAGAGCAAGGCGCGGCCTCCATCGGGTTGCGATGGAGTATTGATTTCGGGAATTCAGAAATCTGTCAAGGGTAAAGTCGAAGTGACAGATTCTGTCAGGAGGCGCGGAGGCGTCAGACGGGGCGAATTGACTCTCCTCCAGCCGTGAACACAATGAGAACAGAAGTCCGCTGGGAGGTGACCGGTGAGTATCGCGTTTAAGGTCTATGTCCGTTGCCTAAACTGCCAGAAGGATTACGGCACGACACTGTGCCCGCCAGAGGCAGATGACGCCCCCGGGGATATCGACGAGCTTCTGGAAAGCAATTTCCTGAGCAGCCAGCGCTTCAAATGCAGCGACTGCGAGAGTTCGATCGCGACCGTCACCGGCGTGAAGGATCTCTGTAATGGCGCTTTGATCAGAACACAGGAACTCTGTTCTTGATCTCGCGCACCAGAGCCAGGACGGTAACCGTCTTGCCGTCATCAGCCTGCAGGTCGCGCCTGACTATGATCGGCTTATGACGCGGATTGCTCGATCGCGGATGGAAAATGATCTCGTCATCGAGCAGCTCGACCTGCTTCACCGACCACTCTCGCAGGAAACCGGCTTCGCGCTCCTGCTGCACGACGACAACCATGCGGTCCCGCAATGGAATCCCGATATCCTCATAGTTGACTGCGATCAGGCGCGAGCCGGGCAGGATTGGAATTGGCGCTAGCTGGTTCATCGAGTCGCCGATGACATCAAAAGCCGTTCGGCGCGCTCGCGGAAATTCAGGATCGACCGGCTCAAAGAAGGTCTCCGGGGTCGACTGATCATACTCGTCGATAGGCAGAAACGCGCCAGCCTGCACCGGGCCAGCAACGGTCACCGGAAACAGATTGCCTTCCGTTGCAGCTTGAACCTCTGGCGGGACGCTCAAACTCACCCCCGGCAAGGCCGGCGGAGGGAGTTCAAGGTAAGCGGCTATCCGCCCGATCTCATCGAGCTTGATCGCGCGCTCGCCCTTGAGAATGTCGGTCACGGTCGACGCGGAGCGACCGAGGGCGGCGGCAATGCCTCCCTTCGACTTCGCGGGGTTCATCAGTCCGCGCTTTATCCAGGCGATCAGCTCGTGGTTCATCGAGCCGGAGTTTCTGTTTTCCAGAACGCTATTGCTATCGGGAAAAACCTGAATCTCGCTTGACAGGGATTTCGGAAAAACAGAAGTATTGCCGCCATGGAACCGGCGGCAGCAATCATCGAGCGTCTCGGCGGCCCGAAGGTCGTCAGCACCATCACCGGGGCAGCCTACACGGCACCCTATCGGTGGCAGCATCCCCGCGACAAGGGCGGTACCGGTGGGCTGATCCCCCAAAAGCATCACCTGATCCTCCTCGCTTACGCTCAGGAGAACGGAATCCCGCTCTCGGCCTCGGACTTCTTGCCCGTCGTTCGCCAGCCCGTGCCTGTCTCCTATGGCGGCGGCGATCACACGTCTCGACCAGCTGAGTGAGCTCGAGCGGGAATCCCGCCGCGGCACGAGCTCGGCCCCGCTCGCCGTCTCGGTCCGCAAACGCCCGCCGATCAGCCTAGCCGATTACAAGGTTCCCGGCGACACGGGCGGCGCCGGCGGCGGCTCCTCAAGGGCGAAGCTCGACGCCTATGAGAAAGAGCTGATCCAGATCGAGAAGCGCACCAAGGCGCTGCATCTCGAGGCCGACATGGTCGGCAAGAGCACTTTCGAGCGCGAGAAGGCGCGTGCTGCGCTGGAGCTCGAAACGGCGGCGAAAAAGGCGAACATCCCGATCACCGACGAAATGCGTCTGAAGATCGAGCAGGCGGCCACGGGCTACGCCAACGCGAAGGTCCGGGTCGAGGAGGTCACCAGGTCGCTCGAGGCTGCGCAGGAGGCGCAGCGCTTCTTCGGAGACGCCATCACGGATTCGCTCAGCGATCTGATCCTGAACGGCGAGAAGGCAGAGGACGTCCTGAAGAATCTGATCAAGCAGCTCGCCAAGGCGGCGCTGCAGGCAGCGCTGATGGGTTCCGGCCCGCTCGCCGGCATCTTCGGGACGGCGGGAAGCAACGGTAATGTCGGCGGCCTTATCGGCGGTCTGATCAGCGGCTTCCGCGAAAAGGGCGGTCCCGTCTCGGCCGGCAAGGCCTATGTTGTCGGCGAGAAACGCCCGGAGGTCTTCGTTCCGAACACGGCCGGCAGGATCCTGCCGCGTATCCCCTCGGCCGCCGGCGGCCGTTCGTCCGGCTCCCTCACCCTGGCCCCGACCTATCAGATCGACGCGCGCGGCTCGCAGATGTCGGAAGGGCAGTTCCGCGCCATTCTGGCGCAGAACAATGCGATGCTGAAGGCCGAGATGCCGGGCCTGCTCAGCAAGCAGCATCAGCGGTCCGGCTCGTGAGCTTCCTCGGGGCCGATGCCGCGGCCGTCACGGGCCCGGTCGCGCGGCTGGCGCTGCTAGCCTGGTTCGACTTCGTCGGCGACCCGCGCTTCTACTGGACCGGCTTTGGTCCGCTCCAGACGTCCGACGGGCAGTTCTGGGAAGGCACTTCCGGCGTCACCGGGATTTCGGGGCTGGCGATGCCGCTGGGCACGGCGTCGCAGCAGGTCAGCTTCTCGCTCTCCGGCGTCGATCCGCGGATCATGACGCTTGCGCAGCAGCAGTCGGACCGGGTGAAGGGGCGTGACTGCGCGGTCTTCGTGCAACTCTTCAATGAGGATTGGACGCTGCGCGGGCCGCGGCGCCATGCCTGGAGCGGCACGCTCGACGTGATGACCTACAAGGCCGGTGCCGACGGCGTCTACACGGTCGAACTCACCGCCGAGAACATCTGGGCTGGGCGGCGCAAGCCTCCCCACGGCTATTATACGGACGCCGACCAGCAAGCACGTTACCCGGGCGATCTCGGCTGCCAGTTCGTGGCGAGCCTGCCTGGCAAGACGATCAGCTGGCCCTCCTGACCATGTCGACACGGTCCGAGCGGCTCGCCGCGTTCATGGCGGACGGCGTCCGCTTGCCCTTCGTATGGCGCACGCGGGATTGCTGCGCCTGGCCCTGTGCCTGGGTCGCGGCCGAACGCGGGATCAGCCCTTTGGTCGGAGTGAGTGCACGCTATCGCGACGAGCTCTCCTGTGCCCGCCTTCTACGGGGCGAAGGCGGGCTTCTGGCTCTGGCTCGACGGGTGATGTCCGCCGCTGGGCTGGAGGAAACCGGGGTTCCTGTTCTCGGCGATGTTGGCCTGATCGATACGGCCGCCGGAACGATGGGGGCGCTCTGTCTCGGCGACAAGTGGGCGCTGAAATCACTTGAGGGTCTAGCGATTATTCCCGCTACGCCCCTGCTAGCCTGGAGAATCTAATGCCAGTTGCTGTTGGGGCGGCTGTCCTGACCACGGTCGGGGCCACTACGCTCGCGGCTTCTGCCACAGCTGCTTATGTCGTCGGTTCGATCGTCATCACCGGCGCGCTGGTCGGCGCGAGCTATGCGATGCAGACGCTGTCGGCCCAGAAGCCGTTGCGCGAGCGCCAGCAGGCCACGCTGAACGAAGCGATGGGGCCGCGGCGCTTCATCTATGGGCAGGCCATGGTCGGCGGCACGCGGGCTTTCTGGGATGCCCGCTATGGAGCGCTGTTTCAGTCTCTCATGCTCTGCTCGCATGAGATCGACGGCATCGCCGAATACTGGATCGGCGACCGCAAGGTGACCACGGACCTCGGCGAGGCCGGCGGCAACGTCATCGACTATCCGCTCTATACCGTCTTCTTCGAGCGCCACCTCGGCACGCCCGGCCAGACGGCGGCGCTGCTGCTGACCACCAATTTCCCCGAGACATGGACGGCCGATCATCGGCTGCGTGGCATCGCCCATGTCTGCGTCGTCTTCAAGGGCGTTAAGGAGAAGGACCGCCAGCTGGTCTATCCGCAGGGCGCCTACACCAATCTGCGTTTCACTGTCCGCGGGAAGAAAATCTGGGACGTGACCGCGCCGGGTCAGGATCCCGAGAACCCCGGAACATGGCTCTGGAACGACAACTCGGGCGCCGTCATCCTCGATTATCTGCGCAGCCCGGACGGCTATCGCCGCCATCTCAGTCAGATCGATGTGCCGAGCTTCCAGGCGTTTCATCTGCGCTGCTCGGAGAACGTGCCGCGTAAGGACGGCACGCCGGTCGCGCGATATCGCACCTGGGGCACGATCGGCTTCGACGAGGAGCCGCAGGCTGCGCTGGCGCGGCTGTGTTCGACCTGCGACGCGACGCTCTATCAGGGGCCATCCGGCAAGATCGGCATCCGCGACGGCGCATGGACGGGTCCGCTGATCAACATCCCGTCGCAGCACATCACCGGCGCGGCACTGACGCAGGGTAATGACAAGCTCGACAGCTACAACCGGCTGAAGGTCAGCTACACCGAGCCGAACAACTACTACCAGCCGACCGAACTGGCGCCGCGCGACGATCTCCCTTCCCAGGCAGCAATCGGCGTGATCGAGGAAGTCCGCGATCTGGTGATGGTGCCGGAATATACCCAGGCTGCTCGGCTCGCCAAGATCATGATGGCGCGCGACAACCCGCTCTGGAAGGGCTCGATCGCCACCGACCTGATGCCGCTCGACGTCCTGGGCGAGAAGGCGGTCGACATCACCTATGATCCGCTGGGCGATGGGCTCAACCCGCTGATGAACGCGCCTTGCGAGATTGAGGCCTTCACCCTGCGCGGCGATGTCTCCGGCTGCGATCTCGGCTTCCGCGCGATGCCACAGAGCGCATGGAGCTGGAACGCGGCGGTTGAGGAGCCGCCGAAGCCGATTGCGCCGGCGCCGATCGGCCAGATCCAAGCTATCGCCGCCCCGACTGGCCTCATCACGCATTTCGACCGCCCGAATATCGCGGGCCAGGTCGGTGTTCGCCTCGGGCTGTCTTGGGATGCGTCGTCGCGTGCCGATGTCGTGGCCGAGGCTCAGTATGCCCGCGCGGGGCTTGGCGACTGGGCGCCGATGGCGCTCGACGCAGATGGCCTCAAAGCCTGGACGCCGCTGCTCAGCGACGGCGCGTCATATGAGTTCCAGGTGCGCTTTGCGGTGGGGGGCGCCGTCTCGGACTGGACGCCGGCCGGACCGCTCACGGCTGTTGCCGATGATCTTCTGACCGGGCAGCCTCTGGGCTTCGTCGCCAATGGCGGCACCGGCCAGGTCTTGCTGGCCTGGACGGCCCCGGGCAGCCCCAACCTCGGCGCTGTTCGGCTCTACCGCGCGACTTCAGGCGCCGGCTTTGGCTCGGCCTCCATTGTGGCAACGGTGAACCTGTCGCCGAACCAAGCCTATGACATGGTCGATAGCGGCCTCTCTGCTGGAACATACGACTATTGGGCCCGCGCCCTGAATCGCTCCGGGCTGGGTGACGCATCGAGCACGACGGGCCCGATCTCCGCGACGGTGAGCTGACCTCGGCATGACGATCACATGGAATTCAGCCCTGCGCGCCCGCGCGGGTGAGCCGGTGCTGCGCAATCTGGCTGCNACGGGAGGGCGCTCGCCGACCGGCCGTGAGCAGCGTGTCATCGGTGATGCCGGGTTCTGGCATGTTCCGCTGACCGGTCTCGTCGTCAACACGCGCGAGAAGGCCGCGGCCTATCGTGCGATGCTCGCCCGGCTGCGCCAGGGCGAGGAGATGATCTTCGCTCTGTGCGACATGTACCGGGCGCCAGGTGCTCTGGCTGTCGGCTCCTCCGTCACGATCGCCGATGCCACGGCGCCGCGGGCGACCACGATCAACCTCTTCGCCGGCGGCGTCACCATCGCGCCGGGATATCATTTCTCGCTCGGCGGCGACCGGCTGCATCTCATCACGGAGGTACGGGAGGGCGCTCGCCGACCGGCCGTGAGCAGCGTGTCATCGGTGATGCCGGGTTCTGGCATGTTCCGCTGACCGGTCTCGTCGTCAACACGCGCGAGAAGGCNGCGGCCTATCGTGCGATGCTCGCCCGGCTGCGCCAGGGCGAGGAGATGATCTTCGCTCTGTGTGACATGTACCGGGCGCCAGGTGCTCTGGCTGTCGGCTCCTCCGTCACGATCGCCGATGCCACGGCGCTGCGGGCGACCACGATCAACCTCTTCGCCGGCGGCGTCACCATCGCGCCGGGATATCATTTCTCGCTCGGCGGCGACCGGCTGCATCTCATCACGGAGGTGGTGGACGAGCCGGGTGATGACGATGTCGGTTCGCCCTGGCTGCCCGACCCGACCTCGCCTTGAGCGCGGGCCAGTCGCCATGGACGATGACCAGCCGCCNGGCGGGATCATGGCAGGTCAAGATCATGCCACCGTTGCGTTCGGCCGTTTCGGGCGGNGCTATCGCCGATTTCAAGAACCTCCGCCTGCGCTGCGTCCTTCAGGATCTCGGCGACGGTGACCTCTCCCTCGATCTCGGCAGGTTCGGCAATCCGAGCCTGACGCTCGTCGAGAGCTTCTAGACTTCCCAACCACAGGACATCGCCATGGCTATTGATCCACTCGGTGCCACCGAGGAGGGGCCGCTGTCGCGCGGCAAGTTGAATAGTGCGATCGCCGAGGCGAACAACACGGCGGTCGGCTCGACGCTGGCCAATCTATACGAGAACGGCTCGCTCGCAGAGGGCGCCAAGGACGTCAAGCTTTTCGTCCCGGATTATGCCTCGACGGCGAGCTATCGAGCGCGGTTCACGCAGATCGTGGACGCCTATCTCAACGCGCTTGGCTGCGCGACGGCGCTCTCTGTCCTTGCGGCGGATGGCGGGTCGGGCAACCTTGTCGTGGCCGAGGTCTCGCCACTTGCGGCCGGCGGCTATGTCTTTCTCTCGGTGCTGGTGAAATCATCCGATGGTGGCTGGACGTTCGGTACGAGTGCGGGCGCCCTGCACGCCTTTCTTCGATTCCTCGACGGCACCAGCCAGCAGGTGCAGCTCAGTGCGGCCCCTGGCGCCTTTGAGGTCGTCGCGACCAATGTCCGCCGATATCATGCCGCCGCCCCCGTAACCGCCGGCAAGCAAATCGTGCGCATCGACTTCGGCATCAACGATGCCGGCGCCCGCACCAGCAATTTCTATCTCACCGGCTTCTGGGCCTCGTGGAGCCGCAGCGCGATTACGGTCGAGCGCACGGGCTATCCGAACTGGCGTCATTGCGTTCGTCCACGGCGCTCGTTTCAACTCGCCCAGATGGTCGACGAGTTGCGTGGCGACGTCGACATGCTTCAGGTCGTCGCCAACAACAACGCTATCGACGATCTCCGTAGCGCTCTGCAGGACGATCTTCGCAGTATCCTTCTCGTCCTCATCGGGGATTCGAATACCTGGGGCATGTCAGCGACTGGCAACAGCACGACCGAGCCGCGCGGCCATGCTCTNTCCGACGTGAGGGACAATCTCAGNAGCGCAAGCTGGGCCAACCTGCTGCGCAAGTGGCTGGGTTACAGGTAACGGCCTTACTGAGCCGCAGGCCGGCTCAGGCCGCTATGTCGATCCGGTGCTGGTCGATCCGATCCGCCATCCTGCCTTCGGCGTCTATCTCACTGCGAGCGGTGTAAAGGTCACCTCGCCGTCCGCTTCTGACCCGGGAAATAGCGGGTCTGCGTTGGCGAAGGAGATCAACATCCAGCCGAGCCAGGAGCTGCGCTTTTCCTTCGTGGGCGACAAGTTCGCCATCCGCTTCGCCAAGCTCAACGTTGATCCGGCGGGCACTTTCGATGTCGTCGTCGATGGTGTCCCAGTGTCTGAAGATATCTCGCATTATCAATCGCCCGCAGCCTTTGGGTTTTCCGAGCTTGTGGAGGTTGACTTTGGCCGCCACGATGTCCGGATCATCAATAATTCGACGTCGATCGCGCTGCGGCTGGAGGCGATCGAGCATTATCGATCCGTCGAGGTCCTCAATCAGGGCCTCATCGGTACGGCGTCAGGCCAGTGGCTCTCGGGCGGCGCGTTGCTGTCTGGCGCCGTCCCGGCGGGCGCCACCCACGCGATGATCATGCTCGGGACGAACGACCGGAGTGCGACGAGCTCGCCGCGTCAGCCAAGCAAGGTTGCCGATAATGTCGAATCGATCGTGACCTGGCTGTTGGCCAATCGAGAAGGCATCCAGCCTGTCGTCTACTCGCCGCCTATTGCGCGAGCCAACAGCGAGCAGGGTGGTTCGGCCACATACTACTTCACCGCCTCCGAGGTTTCGCGCGCTCTTGGCGCGATGTGTGCCCGAAAGGGCTTTGCCTTTGTGGATTTTAACGCGGAACTGAAGGCTGGCGATCTTGCCGGCACCGATCCTCTGGCAAGCGACGATTTGCATCTCGGCGATGCCGGCCATTTGGCGCGGTTCCGGCTCGATGCCCGGTTGCTTACGGCTGGGTGAGCATAGCCTGCCGTTACGCCGTACCCCGCCCGCCTAGCGCGGGCTTTTTCATGCCCGGAGTAATCCATGACGTCGCATCTCTACGCGAAGGCGCTGAAGCATGTCCTCGTCCATGAGGGCGGCAAGGTCGATCATCCCCGCGACCCCGGCGGGCGCACCAACCAGGGGGTTATCCAGCGCGTCTATGACGGCTATCGCAGCCGCAAGGGCCGGCCGCGGCGCGACGTGTTCCTGATGGAGCCGGCCGAGCGCGACGAGATCTACCGCGTGCAGTACTGGGACGTGATCCGCGGCGATGATCTGCCGGCCGGCGTCGACTATGTCGTCTTCGACGGCGCGGTCAATTCCGGGCCGGCGCAAAGCGTCAAGTGGCTGCAGCGGGCGCTCGGGACCGTGCGTGTCGATGGCCAGATCGGCGAGGCGACGCTGGCGGCCGTGGCAGCCTATCCCGACCATGATGCGCTGATCGCTGCGATCTGCGCCCGCCGCATGACCTTCCTACGGGCGCTGCGGACCTGGACCGACTTCGGCCGTGGCTGGTCGCGTCGGGTCGCCGGCGTCGAGGCGACCGGGCAGGCCTGGGCCTGCGGCAGCGTCGGCCCGGAGCCGGTCTTCTGCCAGGGCGGCAACGCCAAGGCGACGCTCGACCAGGCGAAGCTTCCGGCCTCGCCGGCTGGCGGCGATGCGGCGATCGGAGGCGGTCTCGCGACGGGCGGCCTCGGCGGCGCGCTGCAGCAGGCGCAGGACGCGCTGGCGCCGCTCGCCGGCGGCAGCCCCGTCATCGCGAACGTCGTCGCGGCGCTGGTCGTCACCGGCGCGATCGTCACGATCGGCGGCATCGTCTGGCGCCTGCTGGCGCAGCGGAAGGCGGCGGCGCTGGCCGACGCGCTCGACGTCGCGGTGCCGGCGTGAGCACGGTTCTCGCGCTTCTAACTGCCGTTCGCTCCTTGCCCTGGCAGGCCTGGGCCGTGGCGGCGCTCGCCCTCGGCATCGGGCTCTATGGCTGCGACCAGCGCCGCCAGGGCGAGGCGGCTGTGCGCCTCGAATTCGAACACCAGCAGAAGGAGGCCGCCAATGCGGCTCAGAGGGAAGTCGATCGCCTGCGCGGTGGCGCTGATCGCAGCCGGGTGCGTCAGTTCGACCGCGACTGACGGCTGCCGGATCTTCCGTGCGATCCACGGCTCGAGCGGCGACACGGCCGAGACGCGGACGCAGATCGACCAGCACAACGCGCGAGGCGTCGGCGCCTGCGGATGGAGTGCCCGCTGATGGCCGACCTGCCTCCCCCTGCCGACTGGCTGCATGCCCTGATCGGAGTGAAGTCGGCCCATGCCGTCGCCGGCGTCTTCGGCGGCCTCGTCCGGGGCCTCGTATCGCATGGCTTCTCCTGGACGCAGCGCATCAGCTCCGCCGTCGTCGGCGCCGCCGTTGCCGGCTACGGGACGCCGCTGGCGGCGCCGATCGCCCGCAAATGGCTCGACTTGTGGAGCTATCCCTATGGCGACATCGAGGGCTCGCTCGGCTTCTCGCTGGGGCTGGTCGGCATGACGATCTGCGACGCGCTGATCCGATGGGCGCGGCGCTGGCGCGACGGGCCGCCGCCGCCCTTCTATCCGCCGCGATCGGACGCTTCGCAGTCCTGATAACTCCTGGCGGGCTGCTGTCTTCAGGCCGTTGATATTCTATGCTGTGCCCGCCGCTCCAGTTGGGGTGGCGGGCATTTTTTGTTCGGCGAGGGCTGGGGTGATGTTGATCGTCGGTGTTCTGCTTGCGATGCTGCTCTGGCCGTTGGCTCCCCGTGCTGAGAGTCCCTTGCCCGGCGGAGAATTGCTCCCTGGTTGGACCGTCAAGACAGACTGTGATCGCGGCACGATTCAACGAAACGCATCGGACAACTCGGTTACGCTCTGCGTACGAGAGATGACCAAGGAAGTCAGGCGCTGCGAAGTCTATCTCACCGGCCCTGACATCAGGCAGAGGTTTCTCGACTTGCGCTTCGAATTGAAGCTGAACGAGGCGGCCGCCAATCCAACGGCGGCTGTTATCCTGTTCCAGATCCATTCGCGACCGGATGCCGGAGAGCAGTGGCGCTGTCCAATGGCAGCGCTGCGCTCGCTCCCCGGAGATGCGATGGATCTTGGCGGCGCCTTTGATCCTAACAGCATTTCAAAGCCAGCTGCCAATGGCTGCATCGGACCGGGCTCCTCAATTCAGGGATATCGCGTCTTCCGCGGGCAAGGGGCCGAGGCGTCAAAATGGATTGCGTTCCACCTTCGATATCGGCTCGCGCTCGATGGGTCAGGTGAGGCCGAGGCTTTCAAAGACGGCAAGCTTGTTGGTCGCCGCAGCGGGCCGAACGCCTTCAATGACGAGTCTCCGCCTTTTCTTAAACTAGGAATCTATGGCGAGCCCTCGCCCCAACCCGGACCTTTCTGTTCCACGATCCGTAATTTCCGTCTGAATCTGGCGGGCTGAAATCTGCGCACGTCTTTGGGATGTCGTAGCTGTTCCAATTTTCATCAAACCCGGTATACCGCGTCCCGCGCGGGAGGCGAGGTGCGA